ATTCTAAGCGTCTAAAAATGGCAATGCGCACGCGTTCCCGATTTAGAAGTCGCCGTTCATTCCGTAAACGTCGTACATTCCGCAAACGTCGCTTTCGCAAAGGTCGCGGATCTTTTAAGCGAGCAGTTCGCCGTGTTATTCTTAGAACAGCAGAGGCCAAACAGACCATAACCTCGTCTGCTACAGGTTTCGGTCTTGCACAAGGTGACGGTACGTCCCGTATTGTGTATGTTACCTGTCCAGTACAGGTACCTGGTCAAGGTGTCGAAGACGACCAATTTCTTGGTAACAAGTATTTCGTAAAGGGTATCTCTTTTCGAGGTCAAGTTGGTACCAGCGGTGAAGGTACAACTTTCCAAGGTGCGTTAGTTAGAGTGACGCTTGTCTGGTCTAAGAAGCAAAATGCCGCTTTACTTCCCGGTTGGAATACGTTTGGAAATACGACTACGCGTACCACCAATCCAACTGCGACAGCCCCGAACGAGAATCCGACATTCTTTGAGGCATCCACTCTTACAGGCCAATTTGTCGGCTCTGGTTGGGTTGATCCGTTTGATACCACTGTTGTTACAGTAATATCATCCAAGACGATAGTTATCAATCCAGGAGTTGAAAATGAAGCCGGAGGGGGAGTTATCTCGTGTCCTACACCGTTCTCTTTCTATTATAGTCTCAACAAATGGCTACAGATAGAGGATCCAACCCATACTGATTTGTCTACGGCTCAATTTAGGTTCAAGCATGGTACGTATTACTTGGTCATGCAGGTAATAGCAAATACGAATGACGTCTCTTCCACTGCTGTTGGAGAGATGGATTATAAGATTAAGCTCCACTTCCGTGATCCATAGTTTATTGAAATAAAGGTCTCGTGACAGTTACAATGTCACAGTTCAGATCAACCCATTCACATTCAGCTCTGGAAAAAGCTCTTCTAGGGTCCATGTCCTCGTTGCATAGCCAGATAGTAGGTCGTCCGTTTCGAACTCGTCGTTTCTTGCGGTACTTATCGGTAAGAATTCCTTCGGACTGTGCACCAAGAAAGAACTTCCAGTGGGGGAAGAACTTGATGTCGATGTCATCGAGGATGATATAACGCGCTCCGTCGTCCCAGTCATCCAGGTTGAAGAGGTTACAGAAGTACATGGCCTTGCCAAGAGATCTTGCCCATTGAGTCTTCCCGAGCCTAGAAGCTCCAATAAGGATGAGCGAGCGCGGTCGCTCCACTTCCTACAGAACTACACTAGATCATAGCCAATGGCCTTGGGAGGATGAGGGGAGGGGACTGGGGCCCCCCCCGAGGACCGAAGGTCCAAAACATACCTGTAGGAGATTAACCTCAACCCATTCTTTCATGGAAGGTAGTTCCACGAAGTCACATCTTCCTCTACCGGTGTAAGTGGTCTCCTCACGTCCGAATCGCCACTCGCAAAAGAATAGAAGGCGTTCAAAATTGAGCACGTAATCGCGTGGAAAGCGATGTCGCACTGCCTCCAGAAACTCATCCTTGCTGTTGGCTCTTCCCAGTATCGCGCCCCAAGAATCGTTCGACTCTCCTTCGCTATAATCGAAGTTAGCCAGAGGCTCAGTGTCCTCCTTGCAGCAATAGGCAATGACACTTCCAGGGGATCGAGGTCGTTGTATGTTAGGATGGTATCCTTCCACGTCAAAAACGTTGGCCCCAGCGAGTCGCAGCCGTCTTCCGAAGTGAAGGTAAGCATGTAAGTGATAGTTCCCATCGCTGTGCAGCTCCCTTGCAACCAAATATTTGGATGCATTGGTTCGCTCGAGCAGAATATCTCGTAGTTGTTCACGCTCAAGAGGGCATTGCGGGTACGTGAGGAAAACGTGAACTCCATCGAAAGCAAACGTGCGAGGTTCTCTGGCAGTAGGCATAATATTACCCTACTGCCACACGCCACCCGTCACTTTATATAAGTGTGCTGCGCAATCGAAAAACATTTCGATGGCTTCCTCTTTGTGGCAAGTTGGATTGGGACTTGCAGCTGTTGGCGCGTCGTATCCAATCACGCGTAAGTGGGACAAGTTTGTTGACCGAAAAAGGAAACGAGTAGACGAAGGTATTGACCTATCACACGATTCTAAGCGTCTAAAAATGGCAATGCGCACGCGTTCCCGATTTAGAAGTCGCCGTTCATTCCGTAAACGTCGTACATTCCGCAAACGTCGCTTTCGCAAAGGTCGCGGATCTTTTAAGCG